CCGTAGTAGCGGTTACAGAAGTAGTTGCCAATGAGGCCCGACGGGCAAACAACGGCAATTCCGTATTTATAACCCCTTTTCGCTGTAGACCACGGAGTTAATGTCCACCACCAATTATACAAATCTTCATTTACCAGTAAATCGTTATATAATCTGGCTTCATCAAAAGTAATAGGCCGTACTTTTGCAGAAACATCTTCAAATTCTTTTTGCATATCAATCGATCTCAAGGAACTTCGTGTTCTACAATGTTTTCAGCACCTACTTCCGATTCAATAACCGGCTGAATTTTTTCTTCAATAAATTTCTTAATTTCGGATTTATTGTAGTCTCTCGTATTAGGGTCAAAACTGATATTTTCTGCCATAAAACCTTTGGAAATTACCTTTGTAACATCCACTCCTTGATCTAAAACAATAAACTCATGTTCTCCGATCATAAAGGATTCTCCTCTTCTCAATTCGGAAAGTTTAATCTTGCTTTCCTTTTCTTTCTGCTCCAACATTTTTACAAGTTCTCTTGCTTTTTCTAATTCTTTACTCATAGCAATCCTCCATTTATTTTTGATTTAAAATTTCATATAGATTTTTCAGCCTAGCTTCTTCATCATCAAGAATATTTATCTTCTCGCTGATTTTTCGCATAAACAAGTTTCTCGCATGATCTTCGTCTTGCTTATATTGAACAACAACCGGATTTAATCTACCGATAACCGCACCGATTTCCGTCTTTCTTACTATCCTATCCGTATAGCATTCCGGAAACATTGTAGATGCAACATATGATTTTGGTTTTGACTCAACTTCACACTCTTCAACACGGACACCGCCTACAACATTTAAATCTAAAAAGTGAAAATACAGTTTCATTTTCATACCCCTTTCACGGACAATTCCTTTTCATCTGTCCTTTTCAGTAATACAAGCTGGCTTTCGATTTCCGGAATGCGCCAATCATCAACGGATTCTGTATCATCAACAATAATGGGAATTTCAACACCGTATTTCTTCTGAAATGCTCGGCAAATGTCGATCTCAACAAGGATTCTTGCACCGTGATTCAATCTCTGACCGTATGGCTCTCCATTGTATATGAATTCACAGCATTCCTCTGTATCACCGTTAATAAGCGGTCGGAACATCTTCACTTTGCAAAAATTCAAGTAACTATTCACATCAGATTCCAGTAGTTCATTTTTCTTCCGGCTAAACCTCTTTAGCAGATCAAGTTGAGCCTGAACGTCCGTGATCTTCTGTGCAATATTTCTCTTTTCTTCTTCCAGTTCAGCAATCCTATCGTCCAGTTGCGCATTAAATGCTGACTTTGCAATTTTAGCCTGTACTTCTGCCAGATCTGCGTACGCAAGGTCTTTTTCCGCTTTGTATTTCACTCTGATATCATCAATGGAATTTTCTTTTTTCATAGCAGCTTCCATTTTCAAAATCTGCTTCTGAATTTCCTTTACCTCTTCTGTATCAGAGATATCCACAACAGACGGAATTGCATTATATTCTGCGTTCATTTCCGCAATATCACTAACGATCTTCTTCAATTTAGTTTCATTTTCTTCGATAGATTCACGTATCTTTGAAATCTCCGCATTTCCATCGTCAATGTAAGATTTCAGATTCATTCCCTCTTCTTCTATCCGTTTCAATTCATCAGCCTTGTGCTGCTGAAATTCAGTCTTTAACTGGTCTTTTTTCTCTTCCTGGTATTCTTGTCCGCAGTAAGGGCAAACCAGTTTAGAATCGTCAAATACACGGTCATGTTCCACTTTCCATTTCTCTGCAAGATTCTTTCGATCCCCTTCTTTCATAAGAATGGAACTGGAAAGATATTTTTCCTTAAATGTAAGGTCGTTAATTTCGGAATTAAGTTGTTCACTTTCCCTTTCCAATCTGCTAATCTGTGACCGGATATCAGAACGCTTCTTGTTGTTTTCCCTGTTGGCTTCGTTCTGCAACTCCGAAATCTTAAATTTCAATTCCAAAATTCCGTCAGACTTCTTCTTTTCCTCTTTGAAAAGCGCTTCATTGTCAGATAACGATTTATCAATCTGTGCAATTCTTTCAACGATCTCGTTCTTTTGCAGTTCCAGTTCTGCAAAGTCAAGATCTACTTTCTGCCGGCTGACTTCATCAATACGGCTCGGAATCTCATCAAGCAAGTCATTTAAACCCTTGCTGCCGTTCTTACCTCTCGTACCGTTCAACTGTGTGTTACAACGTTTTTTCAATTCCTCGATTGTTCCGTCTGAAAGAATAGCTTTCAACGGTTCAAATTCCGGGAACATATCGCAGATATCCGCATCAGTATGTTGACCGAAGGTGTCATGTAACAACGCACGTTGCTCTGTAGAATTTTTAAGCAGCAAAGTCATGGCATTAATGCAGTACGGTAATTTACCATCGGAAACAATCCGTTCGCTAATAAAATCCGCATAATCTGTGGCTTTCTTCGGAATGTCATTGACATAGTAATCCGTAACGTTTCCGGTAAACTCGCCTTTCTTATTGATGTTCTGCCGGAATACCTTTTTCATGGTCTTTTCTTCACCATCAATATCGAAGGTAACCGCTCCAACCGTTTCTACGTTGTCCATGTATACTCCGTCTTTATCATGTGGTCTGATTCCTGTGATCTCCTTACCGTTTTCGTCACGGCAATTAAGTACCCAGTAAATCAACGTCTTAATAGTGGACTTTCCGGCTTCGTTCGCTCCGGAAACAATTGTTTTATCTGAAAAATCAAAGTCAATCGTCTTTGTCCCTGTAAATTTGCAAAAATTCTGCGCAAATACATGTTTAATTTTCATCTTACTTTTCCCCTTTCTCTGCTTCATACTCCATGCGTAACCTCATATCAATCATGGAAAACAAAAGATCATATGCAACTTTACGGATTATGCAACCTGTGTCTTCTTCAAAAGTTCCTGACAATACGCAAAATGCTTGAAGTGCTGTTGCTGTGAATTTTTGATCGTTACCTTGATATACCTTTAATTCATGCATCTTCAAGATAAACTGATTTTTCTTGATAATTTCATAGACCGTATCTACATTTGCATTGTCCATTTTTCGAAATAGTTCTTCTTGTTCTTTACTGCTTAAGTCCATTTTCTCTCCCTTCTGCTTCAAAAACGGAAAATTCATATGCGGTTCTTACTTCTACTTCTCCGTTTTCAAATTTCTTAACATATTCACGACTCTGCAACCGTCCTCTCACTTTCAATTTATCTCCAGGCTTTAGCAAGGAAATATCGTTTGCATTTTCTTCCCATGCGATACAAGGAATCGTGTCATACCGTCCACTTAACCTATTGCTCTTCAAACAAAAATCAACAATCGTCCTACCTCTCGGAGTCTTTCTCAATGGCATAATCCATTGAATTTCACCCTCAATGTTTCCGAAATCTTCATCCTCTCCAAGAAATTCCGAATTTACATCTATCGCATATGGAATTATATATAAGAAAAGATGACGTTTATCGTCTTTCCCTATCCCCCTGTAAGTCCTTATTTCTCCAGAAACAGAAATCTTCTGTCCAAAGTAAAACTGATCTTTAATTTCTTCATAGATATGTACTAAAACACGATCCACATTTCCACTCAATCTCTTGGTTGCAAGTGGAAATGCATAAACCACACAATCCCCGATTGAATGTGAGTACTTTGGATTATCCATCACCGTTCCCGTTATTTGTATCTCGTTCAATCCTTTCACCCCTTTCTCTTAAAGAATTGTATGCGAACATGGAAAGAAATTTTTTCGTAGTAACCTTTTCACTCTCGTCAATGCCAATGTACTTTTTAAAATCACTGGTATCTCTTTTAATGTTCTTTAGTGACTCCCTTATTCCACGTTCTACACATCTGTAATCAACTCCGCATTTTTCTCCAACTTCGCAATAGATATACATTGCAAATGATGATTTTCCTAGAGTTTCAAAAGATAACGGGATCGCTTCTACAAGATACTTAAATCCGACATGATATGGATATATCCCCATGTTCATAAGGATTTTTTCTATCTGTTCTTTTGTCACGTTTGACTTTCTCTCCTTTCTCCGGTATAATAGGTCATGAAAAAGCAATAGCTTATTCATGTTATAGCACCTATTCTGATTAACGGTCGTTGTAGGTGCTATTTCTCTGCCCCTACAATCTTTCCATCATTTATGGATAATTCCATGTGAAGCGTGTCGCAAATAGCTTCTAGTTCCTCTATGCTCATTTCGTTGAAATTAGTTACAATCATCATCTTTCTCTCCCTTCTCCGGTTTTGTTCTTACGGCATATGCCATAATAATTGTTACCAGCAATTCTACTAATACCGTAGCTATTACTCCGCACCAAAAAGGCGGTATATACATTTTCTTCACCTTCTTCCTAACCTTCTGCATCTACAAGCTGCACATATACCTTGCCGCCTGTTTGCTTCATCCAATCCTTACATTCTTCCAATGTCGGGAAGTAAACATCAATACATCTTCCGGCTTCTATGCTTCCAATACCGTCACCGTCAGCATCACCGCCAAAACCTGTATCAAGGCATTCGTAATATCCGATAACATCTCCGATCTCTCCGTCCTTGCATTCGTACACAATGGCGAGTTTTCCGATCCACTCTCTTTTCACCGCACATATGCCACGTCTGACCTTTGCTCCACTTGCGCTTATCGTTCCCTGACAATATGCCGTGGTGTGCATTGCAAACGGTTCGTTATTGGCTTTCACCGGAATGAATAAAAGAAACGCCATTATAATAGGAAGAAACACAATCCATTTCTTGCTCATTCGATGTCCTCCGCAAATTTGTAATCAAGATAAGTTCCTAGCATCGGTTTCCCACAAGAATTTCTTTCACAAGAAAACGATGTGCATCCATCTTCAAATACAAGCGGATTTCCCAAACGATCTCTTGTTCCTGAATAATGTCTTGGAACCCACGGCTTATCTTTTGCGCTCCTAACCCACATCTTCGTATCAACAGGCACTTTGCTCCAATCAATTTCCGGCTCTTCGTACTCTGCATCCGCCCATTTCCTCGTCATTTCTGCACAATTCAAAGACGGATCACCAAAAAGGCAATCTCCACACCATAAATCCATACAATTGCAAGGCTTACCGTCCTTTGTAACTGCAACTCCGGTTCCACGTATTGCACACTCAATAAGAAAGTCTGCGTATTTCTCTCGGTTTTTCATTTCTACTCCTTTCACGAACAGTACCGCATCGCATAAGTCCTCACGATACTTTCAAAAATCTCTTTAAGCTGCGGCTTGTCACAAATAACCGCAATCTTAGTTGTTCCGTCTTTAATTGCCGTCTTTGTGTTTCCGGCAGTTTCCATTCTCTTTTTCTTGTTGTCCTGTAAACGGCTCAAACAGCAATGTGCCTTATTTTCCAGTTCTCCGTAAAGCTGACCGTATAACTCCTGATATGAAATACCGCTCTTAATGGAAATCTCACGAACCCTAGCGTTGATCTCGTTTTTCCAATCACCAATCGGCGTTGTGAAAATGTCTTTCATATTACTAACGGTCTGTTGTACTTCCTCGATCTTCTTCGCCTGTCTCTTCTGCTCCAATTCCTGTCTTGCCATTCCCTCTGCCATAGACATAACCATTTGCATCTGCGGAGAAAGCTGTGACATATCAATTGCTTTCTGCTTAACTCGTTCTTCTACGGTAGCAAAATACTCTCTTGCCTGTTCTGCCTTTTCCCCATTTCCCTTGACAGATAATTTCTTCGCAAAGTGCGCTGTCAATTTGTAGTCCGTTGTAGCCTGTCCTCCCCATTCGTCATTAAGTACGAATGCCCAATAATCAACATTTTCCTCTGCAAATTCATTTTCCACGATGTTATTTTTGCACCATTTAGAATAGTTGCTAGGACTTAATTCTAAAAATTCATACAACTTCTTAGCAGTAGTCATTCCCTCGTTATCAATATCAAGGGCAATCTCAATAGGCGTTCTCATGTCCACCTTAACAAGTTCCTCCATTTCGTTTCTCCTTTCTGTATGCTATACTCTCCTATAAGGAGGTGATAAAAATAAGTAAGTGTCCCATTAACGATTTCAAGGATTGTATTCACGATTGCGCTTGGTATGTTTCAAAATCTGAATGTTGCGCCATTCACAAATTAAGTAGTCTGCATAGCGTATTAAATCTTGTAGAGCTTAAATCCATAGAAAGAAACATATCCAGTATCGAATCTGTGCTTAATCGGCATCAATCATGATAATCGTATCTGTGATACGGCAAATCTCGCCCGCAATGCGAATTTTTGTTTCTGTGTCCACAGAATCTCTATTACTTTCCTCTGCCAGTTTTTCAATCTGCTGGTAGAGGACTTCTTTTAGACCGTTGTTGTTGTATTGCATTCTTCCTCCTGTTTTTTAATAGATTCCTCTGCCATCTTCTCTGTCTTTCCAAGAAATCGGAAACGTTCATTCCTAAGCGCAATATCTGATTTCGTATTCAGTAACAATTTTGGAGTAAATCTCGCGCAACTTCTTATCCTGTTCAACCACATCAATTTTTCTGATATCATCTACTTGTTTCTTTGTGCCGCAAGAATCTTTAGCTCTCTGTTTCATGTTGTTGACACGCCTATTCAAATCAACACCTGCCCTACGTTCAAGTTCCTTGTACATTTCCGCCTGTAAGATTCCGTAGCTCATGTTCGCTTTAGGCGCTATCTTCGCTATTCTGCTTTTTATCTCTGCTCGCCAATTATCTAAGACAGGCTTTACGGCTTCCTTGATGTTGTTGGTTGTTTCTACCGCCTTTTGCGCTGTTTCCTGTGCAATAGTAATCTTTCTATCCCGTTCCTTGTCCTCTAACTCTTTGTTCACCATTTGATTCAGCAAACCTTGTAACATTTGCAATTCCGGTGACAATTCGTTGTTGGAAATTTTCCGTACATTGAAATATCCATTTACCAATTGTCTTTGAACTGTCCATGCTAAATCGTCAGTAAATGATTTCACTAACATCAGATAACCTTGTTCAGTCAAAAGGACTTTGCTTGTAAAATCGCTATCAGATATAGGAAATAAGCGGCTTCGACGAATTTCGTCTGAGCCTACAATAAAGTAATCTTCGCCATCAATAAAACGGCTTTTGTTCGTTCTGAAATTTCTCCCTGCTGTTCCGTCCGGTCTTTTGTGAACCATATCTACATCTTTCAACGTGACAACTCTCTGTCCGTTGTATTCCTTTATGGAAATATCAGCTTCACCAATATGAATTAAATCGTTCGTTTTTTATCACCTCTCTTTGCTAAACTTCCCATCCAAAGTTAAATATTTTGAACTTCTGTGGTAAAAAAATATTCCTGTATATCATTCTCTGATAAATCAAGAATTTTAATAGCAGTCAAGATTTCCTGTTGCTTCCAAGGTCTCTTTCCGTTCATTTTTAAAGATAGTGTACGCTCCGAACATCCAAATGCTTTTGCAAAATTGGATTGATTCGAATACTTTTCCACTATTCTCCCTTTCAACTTGCTATAATTAAAAGCCATCCTCAAACCTCCCTTCAAGTTCAATTCTTTTAACTAATTGTATATTATCACCGCACACAAGCCATGTCAATATAAAAATTCAATTATTTTAACTTTTTAAGTTTTATGTCTTGAACTTTTGTTCAAACAATGATATATTCTTATTGGAAAGGAGGTTATAAACAATGAAAAGGTTCACTACCTCGGAAAGATTAAAACAGATAATGGAAGAACAGAATTTAAGGCAAGTGGATATTCTTAATAAAGCACTTCCATATTGCGCCAAATTTGATGTTAAGATGAATAAATCTGATATTAGCCAATATCTTTCTGGGAAATCAGAACCAAGCCAAGATAAACTAGTTATGCTCGGCATGGCTCTTAACGTAACGGAAGCGTGGCTAATGGGTTTTGATGTTCCTTTTGAAAGAAAAGATTCTGCTGCAAAAGCAGAACAAGATTTTGATTTCTATTATAAATACTCTTTACTTTCCCAAAGAGATAAGGAAATTGTAATGGACATGATAGAATCAATGTTGTCGAGAAGTAAAAACGAGGACTAACCCCATTTCATCAAAAATAACCTTATGAATGTATGCAGGTATTCTAATGTACCTGCATCATTTATTTTATTTATCATATCAATTATATGTTTTTTGTAATATTCTTCCCCCATTACTTTTCTCCTTTTAAAAATTATTCTATGATTTTCCCGAATTTTCTTTGCAACAATTCTTCTAAATCAATGTCGCTTTCGGATTCGATTTTATTGCAAATCATTTCTTCTGGAAGCAAACCTAAGATTTTGAGTACCAGAACCATATTAAAAACTGGTACTCTTTTTCTGTAATCGTCCGATGCTATAAGCTGATTTAAGGAACAAAGGTCTTCAAATTGCTTGTCGGTCAGCTTAATTCCTACATATTCAAATCCGTCTTTAGTTGTGTCTACTCTTCTCATTTTACTTGTCCTCCGAGATAATGTCTTTCGATATATTGTATATGTATATCAATATATCAAGCTGCTTTACACTTTTTACCATTTTGATGATTTCATTCCGATAGTCCTCTTCTTCCACTTCGCACCTCTCAATTTCCTTTCCGCACAGTTAAATTATCAAATAATTCATCGCATAATGCAATATTTTACACAATCTTTTCTTGTATGATTTTTCATACAGTTTTATAATATTTTAAATGAGGACGGTGAAAACGCCAATAAACACCGCCCTCAAAACCGGAACTTGTATCTTCCTTTCCGGAAGACAATTACATTTTAACACGGTTATGAAAGGGGAAAACTATGCTATCGGAAGAAAGGATGCGCTATTTATCGACAAAACTCTCAAATGATTCAGAAAATTGTATTGAGAATTTGAGAAACAACATTAAATTGTATACCGGACAACCGGATATGACGCAAATTGAATTTACGGAACTAACGGGAATATCTATCGCAACACTGAATAATATCCTTTATGATAAGGGGAAAAAGGATATTCAGCTATCAACGGTCGTTTCCATTGCAAAGTCTCTGAAAATCAGTGTTGATGATCTGATTGGAGCAAACTGCATTGATCCAGTTACACAGGAGTCTATAGCCATATGCAAGACGCTACCTGAACATTCTGTATACATGGTGCGATATTTCATCCGGCACCAAAAGAAAATCAATTCAAAATTGAAACACGGGAAAAAGTACATTTCGGTTTTTGCTCCAAGCTATATTGACAGCCATTTAATGACCACAAACGTCATGGAAAGCGTGTGTATAGATCAACTGCCGGAATCTGTAAAAAATAAGGCTTATTGTGGATTCAGAATCCCTTGCAATTCTTTTATGCCGTATTTCATGCAAGGAGAAGTTGTTTTGATTTCTGCCGACCGTGACGCTCTTGACGGTGAACTCTGCATCGTCACTCTTGACGGATATATCTATCTAACACAGAAAACCCACAAAATCATCAACGGAAAGAAAATATGGGAATACATTTCGGTTATCAATAGTAATCTTGTATTTATGGAAAATGATATTGATGATAAAATCGGATATATTGTCGGATTCCTAAATTCCGATGGGACTTTAGGAGTGAGATAAAAATAAGGGGATGCCACAACGACACCCCCTTTTTATTACATTTCTTTAATTTGCGTTGTAATGCCACGGATAAGGTTGCCGTCTGCATTCATCAGGTAACCCTTACTTGCAAGTGATTCTGCAAATGCCTTTGCATTCTCTTCCGAAGAATACACACCGGCAATAACATAATACAACTTTTTTTCTTCCGTATTTTCTACTGCTTCAATGGAAAGACCGTCATAAATAGCCTGTACCATTTTAGAGCACTCATAAAGCCGAAAATCGTCTACATCATCCACAAAGCAGCACTCAATCAACATCGCCGGTGATTTTGTATTCTTAAGCACATAAAGACCGTCCGAATACTTGACACCACGGTTTGTAAATCCCAGTTTGGCTACACTGTCGCAAATTGCCTGTGCAGTTTTCTCTACTTCTTTTCCTCTGTTATTTGGGTGAATCCATACTTCAACACCCTTTGTCTTTCCATCTGAAATATATTCCTTTGACAAAGCATTGAAGTGGATAGATATATCCAATTCAACCGTATGCTGATTGCACTTTGCCACAATTTTCTGCAATACATCTTTTTGACTTGCACCATCATCACAAGTGCAGTTATGAGCCACGTGTCCGGCGCTCTTGATCTTCTCAATTAATCCATTGCAGACATTCCTGTTTTCGTCCGATTCATTCAGATAACCAACAGAACCGCAAGCAACTTTACCGCTTGGATTGTGACCGGCATGAACATTGAACGACCGAATCTTTTTTGGATTTTCCGGATCTTCTTCCTGGTCCGCATCGGAATCATACTGCGTTAGATTGTATTTTTCAATGCAGTCAATAAGTGTTTTTGTGTATGTAGGCGAAGTTGCATATCCGTCTTCCTTTATTAACTTGCAGTATTCCTTATAATCTGTTACACCAATAAGGTTTGAATACCTTTTGTTTTTTATAAGAAACTGTGCGTGATCTTCAATGGATTCGTCCCATGTATCATACATTCGGAATTTTGCCACAACATCAACATACTGTCCGTTTTGAAATTCCTTTGTAGATTTCTGATATGTTCTTCCTTTCCATCTTCCATCTGCCTTGATTCCAAACAACGCATTAGCTTCTACCGCAAGTTGACTTGTACCATGTGCACTTTCTATAATTGCTTGTGCAATGGACGGTGATGGCAACAAGTTTACCTCCTTGCAAGATGCAACGGTTTTTTCTGCAATTTTATCAATAAACTCTTTTACTTCCATTTTTGTCACCTCACATATCCATGTATTCTGTGTCTACCACTTCTTTTTCTTCTTCTGAATTTGCCTTGATTTCTTTTTTTAAATTAATAAAATCATTAAGCTGCTCAAAGATCTTTTTCGCATATATGGTAATGGCAGCTAAAATCATTGTTTTTGGTTGTACTCCTAAAGCACTTCCGATTTCCGGAATTGTTTCTATACAATAAGCCAACGCTACGAACATAAATCCGATCCCAAGAAACTGGATCACTCCATTCAGCAGTTTCTTCCAACTGAAAGAAAACTGTTTCAGCTTTACATTGTTTACAACACCGCCTACAATGTTTGCCAAAGCTAAAATTGCCAATACAACGATTAATTTAATGCATTCTTCCATACCTATACCTCCTTGAATAAAATGTAATGTGGTTTCTGTTCACCAAATAACCAGTACCTTAAATAATCATCAAGCACAATCGCAAAAGCAGAAACTAGAAACCAAAGTAATGTAAATGGCAAACAAATTTGTCCTAAAATATTAAATGGCAAGTTGGAATAATCCCATACTTGCCACCCTAAAACTATGTTGATAAAAAATCCGGAAATAAATTCCAAACACGTAATAGTCAATGCTCCTATTACCATTTGTTTTACAAACGGCATATTCCAATCAATATAGTTATTAATACAACCAATCAGGTAAAATGCAATACCACCCACAAGAAACATTGTCCAATGACTTTTACCTCTAAAAAACAGTTCTAATAAGACATAAAGAAAGCCACCTATTACAATAAGAATAAGTGGCTTTACCGCCCTACGCATTTTGCATAGCGTACATATCCCGAAGTACCTCTGACTGATACTCGGTCGGAATATATACACCGTAATCAACAGAATTTACACTTTCCTTATTTGCCATAATTCGAATGTAATTTCGAAGATCACGGAAATAAGTAATGTGATATGTCAGAAAACTTTCTGCCTTTTGCGTAATTAAAAGCATATCTGCTGCTCCATACCAACGGCACTTTTTTTCTTCGTCATTTTCGTGCCAAGGAATCTTTTCTTCTCCTTTTTCAGCCTTAGATCTCAGTGTTCCAAGTGATACTTGATCGTAAAGTCCAAGAGAAAAGTTTCCTAATGTTCCGTCCAAAAGAGTAACTTCAATTCCATTTGCAATAATCTCTTGTTGTTTGTTGTTCATTTCCTCTATTTTCTGTTCTTTTACTTCATCAAGAGTAGGGATATATTGAAAAACCGCTGTGAATGTTTTATCCGCTTCTATTTCTCCCGTTTTTGGAATTTCAGGATACCATTTTTCAAACACATAATTTTCTTCCAATTCAACACTTGGTACAATCAACTCATCATAGTTATATACCTCCTGCGTTGTTTTTCCGTTTAAACTGCCGCCTCCACTTGTTGAAAAAGTGACTTTCTTTTTCGGTTCTACATAAACCGATTCATTATTTGAAAATTGCACTGCATTTTCAAGTTGCCGATAAATAGTCTTATATGACGTGTAATCCCAGTTATCATTTTCTCCAATTCTTGATAAAAAGAATCCGTCTCTTTTTACTGGAAAATCTCCTTTTAACTGGCATATATTTTTTGAAATTTTTGAAAATTCTACTTGATACTCTTCTGTATCATTAAGATATTTTAATTTAAGCATTTTGCTCCTTTCTCCGAAAATTGATTCGGTTTATGAAGTAAACAGTAGTTTGAAAGCTAATAATAACCAAATATATATGGATTATCACGATGGAAAGTATGGGATTAATACTAGCTCTAGTCGAGGTACTGATACATTCATCCCTTTTCGTAGTGATTTAAAGAGATTTTATACTACAATTGTAGGAGGAAAAAGTTACTTAACTCAATACACGGTTGGATTTAAGCCTAAAATAATATTGTTTTGTGTAAATATAGGAAATCAAAATAGTGTTGCTATTTATGACGAAATTACAAATAAATGTTACTACAACGGATATTTTGATATGCCATATAACGTTGGAGATTGGGTGTATGGGTTATATCGTATTTCCGAAATTAATGATACTGGTTTCAAAGCTGAATTTATTAACTCATGGAATGGATATCCAGTGCTTATTCAAGCATTTGGATAAGATTAGGCAATTCTTCTTAAATAACCCTGTGCAAATTGCCCGGCATTATTCGAGAATATATAACCAGTATCTCCCTTTTTAAGCTCTATTGTGTTATATATCTGTCCATTTTGGGTTGCATATTCTATTAATTTATCATTGATATATAAACTCGTATAACTTGAAGTGGTTGATAACATATAAGAATATGTTCCATCATATAACACAGTGAATTTTTTAGCGGAATCATCATACTCAAAACCATAAAAATATTGTCCTTTAGATGCAAGCTCTGTCTTTGATAAGTTACCCGAATTCGTGCCAGACATATATATGTCTGCGCCATTAAAACCACCGCTAAAAGGGAAAACTGTATCTGCACCTGCCTTGGTTTTATAGCCTGTGATCTTACCTGTCTCGTCTATAACAGGTGTAAAGCCACCCAAACTACTGTTTAATTCATTTACTGCTCCTGCTCCAACAGGATCAGTTACGTTACCTGCCGTTGCTGCAGCGGTCACTTGCTCCAAAGTCGATAAACCACTTACCAAAGCTGTTGGTTCAGCATAAGTTCCGTCATCACGTAAAAATTTTGTTGTTGTTCCACCATTTTTAGGGCATAAACCATTTGCAGTTTTTGAAACAATTCCGGGCGTTCCTGATAGGTCAGAATATTTTCCAGTAAACGCTACCGTCTTTAAATCTGCAAAAAACTTTGCAATTTTTCCCATAATAACAGAAAGTTTTTCTTTGGAAGAAATATTTGCTCTGTTTGTTGCCTGTACAAATGTGACAGTTGTATCACTTGCATCCCCGGTTTTTTCAAGATACTTATCTGGATCAAAAGTACCATTAATTTTTTTCCCCGATGCATCATGTGCAGTAACACCGGAAAGTAAATTTTCCGGTGTTACACTGTCAGAAGTCAAGTCAATTAATGTATTTCCACCATATTCCACTTTATTAATTGCCATAATCCATGCTCCTTTAACCGATAGTTGCCGTTTTTCCTCCGGCGGAATTATCCGTTTCTGTATAAGGAATTGCGTTAACAGTAACAGAGGATAAAGCGTCATATCCGGGATCTGCCTGTACCGTCTGTGCAGTTTTTGACGGTGTAACCGTTTTTGCCTGTAGGTTAACACCATTGCCGGAATAGGTACCTTCTACTCCAAGAATGGTTACGCCTTGCTTAATGTTTCCTGCTACAATCTTTTCTTTTTCTGCCGTTGCAATTCCGACTTTTCCGGAACCGTCATGGAAGCCAAGCGGAACCGTATAATCCGTTTCCTTGTCTGTGATTTCTCCTGTAACTGCTCCATTGTTTGGCATTGTACCTGTCAGCTTCTGACCTCTTGCGTATGCGGTTTTTCCAATAAGAACCTCTGACACCGCCGCCGTTGCATCGATGGAATCCACATCTTTCGTGCTTGTACCTGTGATAACTGCGCCGGACTTGTCATGCGCCGTAATTCCTTTTGCAAGAGTATCTTCCGTGACAGAATCTCCTGTTAAATCAATAAGTACCTCTTCTCCGTAAACTACTTTGTTAATTGCCATGTTCTTAACCTCCTATTGTGATTGTTTGACCGCCGGACAAGTTATCCACTTCGCTATATGGAATTTTGAGTACCGTAACATCGTCCGTCATAGTTTTATTTTTTGTTTTCATCACTTGCTCTTCCACTTTTGGGACAACAGTATAATCCCCTTTGTAGGTCTCTGTTCCGATTACTTCTTGAAATTTTTCAGAAACCGTCAGTTTGATTCTGCACCCACAACTCATAGACTGATTACCCCCTCTTGCAAAATCTCAACCGCATCAATCTTTTGAACATCTGTTGCAATTGCATTTCCACCACTTGTAACCGCTCGCATCTGCAAATAAACGAATCCAGGGCGAAAAGAAAGAGTTTCCTTCTGACTTAAAGAAACTCCTAACGAATTATCCTCTTCATTCACTTGTATGTCCTCTGCAGACTTTGTGATTATTAAATCATCCTGTTTGAGCGTGACATAGATGCTTGACAAATCTGTGACTTTCACACCGTCTACCGCTATTTCAAGTGTTGGCGTTGTACCTCGCTTCATACGATATCACCTACCTTTTATGATGTTGTTCCTGTTTTTCCTTCCAATGCTGCTACTCTTTCTGTAAGTGCTGATAACGCTTGACTTATTGAAGTTAATCCGCCGGAAAGAGAAGTGTACTGTCCGTCCATTTGTGATTTCATGCCTACCATTGAAATTTGTGAACCATCTTGATGCTTGCAGATCACATTTCCATCAAATGTGCCATTTCCGCTTGAGTCAAGTGTCATTGCATTTTTTCTTTCCGTGTCACTTGTTCCGTTTCCAATAATAAAAAGATAATTTCCTTCCGTATCTTCAACATTGTATTTTCCGCCTACGTGCTGCCCACCTCCGTTTGCTATGGTTGCAATTCCTTCGGCGTGCGAAGCATATCCTTTAGCTTTGGTACTGGTGCCTTCCGCATACGAGTAGCTTCCGGATGCTTCGTTTCCCTCACCAAGCGCACTGCTTCTGTTCCCGTTTGTCGTTCCTTCCTTTCTCCCGATATTAATTCCGGTGCTTGTATACAAGTCGTTTCCACTGCTTTCAATTTGGCTTTTTAGATAATCCATAGACACGCCATTGCCATTTGTCACATCTCCGGAAAACACCGCATTCCCATTCCAATCAATCGTGTGGATGTTTTTTCTGCCCGTTTCGGCTAATCCACCTCCGACAATATGAGCATATTGATTCTGTGTATCTTCTATGTTGTACTTTCCTTGCACGTGCTGATATTCACCTTTGGCAATAGTTCCACGACCCTCTGCATGGGAGTCATAACCGGATGCCACGGTTTCCTCTCCCTCTGAATGAGAATAGTAAGCAGATGCCGTTGTTTTCTGACCTTCTGCGTGGGCACCACTTTTCGTTGCATTAGATTGATATCCTTCTGCGTGAGCATAGACGCCCGAAGCCACTGTTTCTCTTCCTTCTGCATGAGAATTTGATCCGGTTGCCTTTGTCTGATACCCTTCGGCATGTGATCCATCTGAACCGGACGCTTCCGTTGAATATCCTTCCGCATGAGCACCTTGTTCTGTTGCTTTTGTGCCAAATCCTTCTGCATGGGCATAATATCCGGTTGCTTCGGTATTGTAACCTTCTGCATGACTTGAAATACTGCTTGCCACAGATTGATAACCTTCGGCATGAGCGTATGTATCAGAAGCGGTCGTATTAAAACCCTCTGCTGTACTTCTCATTCCCGATGTCGTGTCTGCTTTTCGTCCGAAGTTAATGCCGTTTTCATCGAAGTTTTCGCTAATGGCAAAAATCCCTTCTTCCATGTGATTAAGCCGTGCCGCATTAATCGGCGTTGTCTTTGACGGTCTGTCTACCCAATCTTGCTTTACGTATGCCATGTTTTACCCTCCTCATGCATTTAATAATTAATGTGATAGATAAACGCAAAGTTTTCATCTGATTCTTTAATTAATGGATCTTTCAGGTATATTAAAAAATAAGTTTTTGCCACACTAGGTACATTTAGGTTTTTGATTAAAAGACCTATTGGTTCTGACATTTCTTCATTTTTAAAATATGCGTAATCAGCATCAGTGTAGTTACTTTCATTACCATACATTGATGAATAAGGAAGACAATCTTCTTCATAACTTGCACTAGAAGTATCTCCTGTCATTCCTATATATTTATATATTTTATTATTCAATTTTTTATAATTTAAAATTGGAATTTTTACAAGAGAGGGAATGTCATATCTTTGAAATTCTACAAAATTACTTGTATAATAAATATAACTATATTTTTCTCTTTTTCCTTTTAATGTATAACTATAATCAAAATATATATAATAAATGTTATTTCTTTTTATTACTCCATTCAAATAACTGCCTGCTTCAGATGTTGCAATTGTTGGAGGGGTATATAAAACCGTTTTTAATAGTATTATTTTGTTTCCAGATACCTTATAGCAATGAAATCCATGGGATTTAGGAGAATCTCTCCAATGATAAGCATTGTTAATATAATACAAATCTTCACCATCTTCTAATTGATAGCCTCTGTTTGGTTGGAATTTTCCATTTAATTCTTCCACTGTATTTTTTGTTACTGTGTATATTTTTGAAACATCAACATATTTATCATAATTATAAAAAAAAGTCTTTTTATTATTATATTTTGAAAATCCTAATGTATTTGCTAAGAATCCAAATTTATTATTAGTCGAAGAATAGAATTCCGCTATCGTATTTTCAATTATTTCATTATTACTAATATTTATTGTATTTATTTTCGTTTTCTCATTTTCTTTTTTAACTACAAAAAAACTATCTTCAATTCCATCATACGGAGCTGATTCAATATTTCCAAAATAACTTATTTTTTTGTTATCAAAAACATCAGAAAAATATGGTCTATAATTCTTACTAAGAACTTCAGAAATTACATATTGTTTATTATTTTTTCCAAAAATGTAATTTCCTGTATATTTAGTAGAAACCGGTATATTGAATACACGACACTCTTTTATTTTTGGATAAACTACAATTAAATGTTTTGAAAGAATAAAAATATAACAGTTATCAAATATTTTTTCCCACATTAATTGGTTACCCTTGTACATAAAGGTATGATATTGTCCTTTAAAATAAATATCCTTATGATCTTTTCCTTGAAAATAAATCCTTGAACTTTGTTTTCCCATTATTCCACCACCACAATTCCTTGAATCAGATAAACTGTATTTGAATCCGGATTAGCCGGTAACGATGCAACGGAAACTATATTAATTCCACCGCCACCTCCACCGCCGCCACCGCCGGCTTCCAATTTAGAAATCCTTGAATCAAAATCATTGAAAGTCTGCTGATATTGTTGGTCTTGTTGCTTAATAAGGTCAATTGACGTCTGCAAGTCCGTGATAAACTCGCTTTGGTACTCTTCGCCTTTTGCCGTGTAACTGTCACTCAACGCCTGTATTCCGCTTAACTCACGGCTAAACACGTTGTAATACTTCTTTTCCGTTTCTCCTGTATCAAGATTTCGTACCTTGTAGGACAAAATATCAACACCGCACTCCACAAACGGCAATCCCATGTTCGATGCCTGAAACGGATAGTAGGAATAACCCTCGACATACGGATAAATGTTCTGTGCCATTTGCAGCAGCGTTTCATTGGAAAGTCCGTAGGTGAACATATTTCCTTGAATTATGTAATTATTTGTTCCACTTCCATAAGTCACTCCGGCATCGTTCTCGTTTTGCCGAATGGTGATTTTATCAACCGGCTTTACCTTAAATTCTTCGTAGCGGATTTTCTTGTAATACTGCATTGCTTCCGCAACTTCTTCTTCGGTAAGTTCCGTCTCTTCACCGGAAAACGGGTACAAATCATCAGACGGATAAAGGTTTCCGGACGGATAAAGACCGCTTTGCGTTGTCCGGTACTCAAAGATTCCGTCACGGTTTATAATCCCAAAAACTCCATTTATCTGACAGATAGCCTTAATCACGTTTAAAGCCTTAAGCGTCTTTGGATCGTACTGCTTGCTTATGGAAATATCATCGTTGACAAGTGATGTTTCGTCCTGTGTAATCCCAAGATAGGTAAACAGGGAATCCCGAAACTGCTTTATGCTGATAGGAAATGTCAGAGAATTGTACCAACCGGAAACCTCTGTATTTCCTTTGGTATAAAGAATGTCATATGCCGTTATGGTCTTGCTTAACCTGTTGTCTTGCAATACGGCACTGTCTACAATGCCATGAAACAACGGTATCGGTTCATCGGTGCTTCCGTCCGTGGTGATAGATGCTTCGATTTTCTTTCCCTTAACATCTTCCTTAAGTCCTTGAATCTGAACAGAAAAGGAACTGGCAATGCAACCAACAAACTCAATGTTGTTCTTTTCCAATATGGACTCTTTCAGTTTCATGCTTTCCTGATAGATTTTTGTGTTGTCAATCGTTAGTCCAAGTTCCGGAAATTTAATAGTCAGGTTCTTATGAACACTGGAACTCCTGTATTCGTTTTTAGTTGCATCTGATACGTTCATGCCTTTTCCCTCTATGATTAATACTCAACAAAACTAACTTCGCATTCCTGATACATGATTCCGTCATACGTTCCATAAACTTGAAAACTCCAGTTGGAATCAATGTAAAAATGTCCGGTCTTATAAGCGCAAGTCTCCGGATCATAATAAGAACACTGTGCATCACGCTCTTTTTCGTTGATGTAGCTGCTGCGAATGGCAGCCATCATTTCTTCATGTTGCGCTTCGGTATGGAACGGAATTGAAAACGTGACGCTTGTAGCCGTATGATCTAATGCCGTCCTGTGTAATTCTCCGTTTGCATCACGGTATGAATCTAAATCCTGTCTCGCATTCGGGGTAATCTTGTAAGTATCTGCCCGAATCATTTTTGGAAACTTATATGAACCAAACTGAAACATATATCCTTGATAACTCACTGGCTTACCTCCATAAATGAAAAAGGCACCCACCTTTTAAGTGAATGCCTTATCTCCTGTACGCTTCTCGTAGGAATGCGCTTCTTCCCGAATTGCGTTGAACGCATCGGAAGAATTGATGCTAAAATCTTTGTTTGCAATAATCTGTAAAAACTGTACCGCTGATGATAAAAGTTGGGCTTCGGTCTGTCCGGTACTGTAGATTGCATTGGAAATTCCCGTGATTTCCTGTCCTCCGGCTACTGCCGACTTGCCGCCGACCGTTCCAAGGATTTCCGGTACTCCGTTCTCTCCGGCTTTGAAATACGTTGCCGGTTCGATAAATCCGCCGGATGCATAACCACGGACTTTTTTCATGGCGTTTTTTCCAATTTCTGTACCCATATTCACACCGATGTTTACCGTTTTAGGAATTGCGTCAATATTGCTGATTAAACTTTGAATCCACGAAATCGCACCGGTAACCGCATCAATAATGGATTTTATTACACCTCCTACTGCTTCTCCGATTGCAGACCATGCATTTTCCCATGCTTTTTGCACATCAGATAGTCCTGTAGATATGCTTTCTTTGAAAGATTCATATTTCTCAATAATATTATCTTTCAATTCTGTAAACGCTTCTTTGATGCTTTCCCATTTTTCTTTTATAGAATCAACAAATCCCTGTGCGCTTGCTTTGATGTTTTCCCATGTTTCATAAAACTTTGTTTTCCATGATTCAAGCGTTTCGGACACTCCGGTTTTGATTAATTCCCATTTTTCCTTGATAAAAGAAACAACTTGTTCAAACACTTCTTTTATCTTATTAAATGCTTCCGGAATCTTCATTAACGTGGTAACTAATGAATATATAGGGTTTCCAATTCTTAATGCCACGTCAACTATGTTTGACAAAACCGCAATAATCGGATTGTCTTTAAAATCAGATTTCATCATATCCCAAGCATCGGTTAATTCTTTGAATTTATCCTTGATGCTGTCAAATGATGAAAAATCTGCTTTATCAAATAATTCGTCAAAAAATCCGCCTTCGCCAAGCCAATGGAAGTTTAGATATTCTTCTTTCATGTCAGGGAAAAGCAATGCTCCTAACTGTTTTCCTGTCCAGTTTCCAGCAAACCAAGCCGCTATTGCTCCCGTAGCACCAACTCCTATTGTTGCTGCAATCTCTCCAAATGTTCCGGCACCGAAAATAGTTCCAAGATCCATTGTAAGCAAACCGCCAAGTCCACCAAAACTGTTAAACAAACCTCCAGTAGATGCCGATGCAGTTGCACCGCCACCACCTAATTTAGCAAGGTTCTTCAAGGCTTTTGCCATTTTGATTCCGCTTAAAACGTTTACTAGGGACTTAATAACATCAATAGCGGGTGACAATGCGCTAAACGTTGCAGTTGCCACTTTTATTGCAATGATTCCTTTTGCTACGCTCTCCAAGGCATCTGCTATATCTTCCGCAGTTATGCTTTCCATCCATTTTTCAAGGCTTTGTAAAAATTCTCCAAACTCTTTACTGTTTATAAATTCAGCAAGCGAATCAGAAATTCGGTCAATAAATAATATCAGACCTTCTCCTATTTTTTCTCCGAATCTTTCCAAATATACCCAAAGGATTCTAAATCTCGCTTCAAGAAAACTCCAATTTACCTTTTCATTAAAATCAATGAAAACTTGTAACAAATCCGGAAGTCCTTTTTCAAGTACCCATTTTGAAAGTGGAAGAAGCACAACTTCATAGAAGTTTGTGATGATGCCTGATAAACTATCAAATACCGGAACAAGAGATTCTGTCCATTCCTCAATCTTTGTGAGCAATGGAGAAAAATCAAGGTTTTTCGCCCATTCTACCGTAACATTTGCCGCATGAAGAATGTTCTCAACGATTACTCCGATGATATCCCTGATATTCTGCAAAATATGAAGTCCGGTGTCGTTTTCTTCCCACGCTTCACGAAATCCCTGTGCAAGATATCCAATTACCTTTCCAATGTCACCGATAATATAAAGTATGTTTTCAAGAATCTGTATTGTTGCTTCTTCGTTCCACACTTCAAGAAAATCTTTTGCAATAGTTTTAATTAACTTCCATACTTCTTCAAGCGCAAACTTCCAAGACTTCATCACGAAATCTCCGGCACGTTTCCACGCTTCTTTTAATGGATCAAAAATTTTGCTTAAGATGCTCTTGATTTTATCCGCTAAATCTTTCCACTTATCTTCAATGTCAACGGTTTCAAACATATCTTCCGGTGCCGTTGTGGACGCTCCACCACCGCCACCACCACTTTTTGAAGTGGTAAGATTGTTTAATTTATCAAATCCTTGTAACTGCTTATTCAGTTCCTTTGCTTCACTCGCTGCACCACCAATAGAATCCCTGTAATTATCCGTCAGTTTTTTCGCACGAATCCACGTTCCGTTTCCAAGTAAAGCGGAAATCACTTGATTGATAGCATTCACTGCTTTAATGCACAACTGAATGATCTTATTCAATGCCGGAGCAAAGGCATTCAAAATAGGTGCTACTGCCGCCGCAAAAGAATTTTTAAGTTGATTAAGGCTATTCATCAGCAGAGAAAGGCTTGCATTCGTTTCATCTGAATACATTGCCAAATTCTGCATACCAGTTTTTACACCGTCAATCACACCACGCAAAGCCATTCTAACAATCATCAGCTTTAACATTTTGGTTGTACGTAATAGGCTTTTTGCAAGGCTCGCATTTGTGATATCAAGTCCACGCAATGCTGCTCTTGCTTTTTGCGTCGGTGCTATAAGTGATAATAATTTTCTGCCAAACTCATTGATTTTTTTGTTGATTCTTCCAAGGGTGTTTGAGGTCTTAGAAACAAATCCTTGAAGTTTTGCAAGACCGTCTGTAAACCCTTTAGAATCAAATCGCAGAATAGACATTTCTTTTTGCTTGTTGATTAATCTCTGATAATCTTCACGTAAGGCTGCCAACTCTGCCTGTTTCTTTTTAAAATCACTGCTTGCGCCATAAAAACTTATGGTTTGTGACTTTAATTGAATAGATTTTACAAGTTCTTCATACTGTTTTTTTACTTTCTGTATTTCATTCTGAACCTTTTTGAATCCATCTGTTTGAACAATGATTTTGTTATTTTTAAAAATTTCTGCTATCTTAGATGCTGATTTCTGTGCAGATAGTTCTGTTTTCGATAGCGATTCATCAATTCCCGGAATCTTTATTTCAAGTTGTCCGGCTTTCCGTGCTTCTTCAACCTTGACTTCGTACTTTTCAATGGTTTTGGAAAGCTGCTCGATGTCGTAGGTCATGGACTTGATTCTTTGCGTGTCCATGTTTGCGCCTAAATCCGTTAAGTTTTCTCTTTTATCGAGCAAAGATATTAGTTTGGTGTTTAGATCATCTACCCACTTTTCCATTTCATAGAAGTTACCTGTAAATTCAAGTGGTTTGATGTTATCAAACACATTGTTTAATTCTCCAACCTGTTCTTCGATCTTTTTAATCGGTTCGACGCTTTTTTCCATTCCACTATCAACCGATACTGCCGAAAAATCTTCAAACAGTTTTTCATAATCGGCAATAAGTGATTTTGCGTCCGGAAACTCCGCTTTTAATTCTTCAAGACTTTTTCCTATGGATTCTGTAAATCCGGTTGTAGGTGCTTTATAATTTCCTTGATTAAAATTTTCAAGGTAAGATTTCCAATTATCTAATTCCGACTTGTATTCTGACAAAATGTCTTTCGGATTTCTTTCATCCTCTCCCATCAAATGAACGGTAGGATTAAATTCTGTTTGATTCGCAGTTTTTCCTTGCAGACTCTCAATTTCCTTTAAAGCATTCTTTGCTTCGTTCAGTTTCACAACAAGAGAATCTAATGTTCCGATTTTCTTTTCGGGATGTGCAGAATTTAAAACACGGTTAATTCCATTCTGCATACTTTTTAACTGCTCAGTGTATTTCTTTTGTTCACCGTCAAGATTGGCAGTGTCAATCTTAGGCTTAATATCAATAGACTTCTGTCCTAATTTCTCAAGAACGTCCTCAATGCTCTTAAACGTCTCTTTTACAGGTGTTTCAACTCCCTTAATGGAATTGCTTGCCTTTTTCATTTGAGAGCCTATTTCGTCCGATACACGCTTTGTAGAGGTAGATATATCTTGCATAGATGCAGATGCCACCTTTGCGCTTTCTGCCATATTGGAAAAAGCATTTCCGGACATAATCTTTCCAAGCGCTTTATTGACCGTCTCTAATTGAGATACCAGTTTTTCCAAGGCACTGTCCGCTTGTTTCGCATCGGCATTGACTTTCACGGTTAAATCATCAATTTCTGCCATAATCTCACCTCGCAAAATAGGCAGCGCAGCTATGACACCGCACCGCCCTCATTTTCTTTTTTCATCTTTGACAATTCAAAGTTGCTCTGCATAATCTGTAAGGATTGGAAAACTCTCTTAACCTTTTCCATTTGCTCTTCATGGCTAAGTGGTTTGTTCTCTTTTTCAGCTTTTTCAAGAAGCGGCTCTTCAATATACTTCGCCTTGCTATTAAGTGCTGCTGCAATGGCAGAGATCATATATTGACCGTTAATCCAATTCTCCCTGTCTCTTTCCTTAAGAAGATTGTTATGACCCTTAAGAATTGCCTTTATTTTCCGTGGGTTTAAACTCCAAAATTGTTCCAGTGTTATTCCCATTGGATACAACTCCGGATACCACAGGTCTAAAAACAGTTCCCGAGACGAACTGTACTGTTTTCTTGTTATTCCTCCGGATTCTCCGTTGCTTTTCTCTCCGGATTTTCCTTGTTCTTCTTCTCCGAGAGAGCGCGAAAAAAATCGGAGTTATTCATTTCGTCCCCCATTGCTTCCATGATTCCGTCAAACTTACCACCGGATATCATGTGCTCCTGGATTTCTTTTCCGGCTTTTTCCTTACCAAATCCGGCGCAAAGTCCAAAATAAGCACGCACCATAGACATAGGTTTCTTTTCTGCATCTTCCATTGAGATTCCCATGTCCTCTAAATCGCAGATCATGTTAAGGTCAAATTCCTTAGACTTGTATGTTTTCCCATTAATTTTGAATGTTTTCATATTCTACCTCGCTTTTCCCTCCCTGATTATAGGGAAAAGGGCAGTCCGAAGACCGCCCTAAACTCTGTCAATAGTTGTCTGTGTCTGCCGTTTCTTCTTTGTCAACCACAACGGCTCTGCTTCTTTTGGATCGTGATTGACTACTTATTCCCCCGACACTGCTACCTTTTCATCAAGCCCCTTGTACTCTTCAATGACAAGATTCATGTCAACTGTCCAAAGAGCATTCTGTGAGCTTTCAGGCATTGGAATGTGTTCCGGCGGCTGTGCAATAACGAAAAACGCTTTTGCAAGATCCGGATGATAAACCTCAAACCACATACGTTTTCCTTCGGACAATGCCTTGTATGCAGTAATCAGTGTAGTCCATTCTGTAATCGTGTCATCGGTAATATTTACTGTTACAGGCCATGAACCACCTGTGTCAGCACGCCCTTTGATGTTACGTGTAATCAGATCTTCTAACGCAGACGCATCAATGGTCTCCGGATCAATGGTAATTCCACCAATTGTGTTGATTCTGCTAAGACCAGTAAATGCAGTCGGCTTTGTACCTTTTGTTGATTCTACTGCATAACCCAGTCTAATACCGAGTGACGCTAAACCAGCTACTGCCATATCTATACCTCCTTAAATTTGCATAAAAAAATAGAGCCTATTGGCTCTTTGTTACTGTTTTTATAAAGAATCACTTGCGCCGATTAAACGCCGGACTCTTCCTGTGCATCGGAATTTCTTTTCGCTTTCGTTGTTAAACTCCGGCATTGCCGTTACGGAAAACCGAAGCATCACAAACACGTTTAGGACAATTCCGAGGATCTTTTTTGTGTCTCCTTGACTTGTATTTGTGATAACATCGACTTGAAAACTTTCAAGAACTGCATCAATTCCAACCGCATCAAGTGTCTGTCCTTTTTGCACTCCCGGCAATTCGTGAATGTAAATGGTTGGAAAGACCGCTTTATCAAGACTCCCTTTGACATTGGTAAACGATTCTGAAAAATCCGTGTCCGGAAATTGTTCTTGCAAAATCGGCATTGCTTTGGCTTTTACGGTTGTAAAGATTTCTGATTCAATTTCAAATGCCCAGTTATCTTCCCTTACCATCAGAAAATACCTCCTTTGCAATTCTTTCGCACTGTTCAATGATTTCAAGACTTGCCTTATACATTGGCATTTTGGCTTCTATTCCTCTGGAATGATGCAGATTTCCGTCTAAATCTTTCCAGTACCATCCTTCTTCATCAAAGGCGTGTGTCTGATCCGGAAATGTTCCCTGTCCTACTCCTGAAATGTTCTTTGGATTTTCAGCACCAAAGCCGGAGCCAAACTCTGCCATAAGCAGTGGAGAAACTTCTGCGCTTTTAATGCCGTCTTTTGTCTGCCAACTGCTGATAATCTTTCCGGTTTCTTTCGCATGGATAACAACCGTGCATCCTGTTTCTGCCGGATCAACCTCTTTTGAAAAAACAATATATTTTCCAAAACCGCCAACGTTGCTCTGCGCCACTTCAATTCCGGCATCGGCAAGTCGTGAAACAAAAACTTCCAGTTTCCTGTGAAAGTCATTCTGATAATTACGGATTTCTTTAATGGCGTTCTGTATGGATTTTTGCGATAAAATGTTAACGTTGATTGTCTTTGACATATGGTTACCTACAAAATATCTAATTCCTGAAAAACTTTGAAAATTTTAGGTGATTGAATGGCAATCCAATCCACCATTTCTTCATTTTTCGCCCACGGTCCAATAGGAACAGACGCACAAGCGGATAATCCGCTTTCATTTAGAAAAGCATGGGTTATTTCATGTCGAAGAATGTTTTTTCTTCTGTTAATTTTTTCTTCTTCTGTCATATCTTCATAAAATTCTTTTTCATCAAGGTCTGCTATTGCAATAAGTTTTGCATCTTCTCCACACCAACCTTCAATGTTGCTTTTTTTCATAAAAGAATCTTCTGAAATCTTATGGGTTTCAATCGTGTATTCCGTTCCAAGAATATTTACTTGTATAGATTCCATATGGTTACCTACTTTACATTTCTCTGCAATAAGAATAGATCAACGGTAAGACCTTCATCGGCTACGCCCTTAACCGTGTAATCGGCTGATAGAGCGTCTACAATCGTTTGGTTGACATCTTCATAGGCTACCGCTGATCTTTTCCAAATTACGGTTCCTACGGTCAATGGAAGTTCATTCTTTTCTGCGCAAATCTGTACATAGTTTGTTGAATCATCAATACCAAACGACTTAGCCAGTGCTTCATCAAGTGCATTGCTGATATTGGCATAAAAACAGACAGGCTTTCCATAACCTGTCCGATACTCCCCTGTTGTCTTCGGTACTTCTTTACCGTCAACAGTAACTGTCTTAACTTTTCCGTCTTTGTCCAGTTCATAAACCGGCACTTTACCGCCAATCAACGAATAAAACATTTTCTGCTTATTAATATCAAGCATTGCTATTCCTCTTTTTCACACCGAACCACCTTTTCAATTCCATCAATCCGGTGATGTGCCGACTTAACACTTTCTTCGATTTTTACAATTCTTGAATCGTGAGAATTAATCTCTTTTCTCATTTCAGAAAGTTCAGCTTTGATCTCTGCCGTATTACTGGTGATTCCGTCAAGCTTCATATTGATACGGGTATTTTCCTTTACCCTCTCTTCAATGTCTTTTGTATCTGTTCTTTTACTGTTTTTCAATCCCATAAATACAGAAAAACCAAGTGACAAAACGCTGATAATGATTGCCGTAGAAATCTCTATAGTCACATCATATACCGCCCTTCTTGTTTATTTTGCATACCGCCCACCGCCACTAAAATGTATGCCCCTGCTATGTTCTGTTGTCTTCAACAAAGCATAACGCTCAATCTTCTAAACAATTCTCGCTATCGGATATATCTCTTTAAATAATGTATTTCGGTCAACCCATGTACGTGATTTTCCATTCTCACTGTCTGACTGTTGGAAATCTCCCCCCAACTTCATACGGTCATAAACAACGACATTTACAAGAACGGATTCGTACTTCTTAAGGTCTTCCTCGATCTCTTCTTTCGTATAATCTTTTGGATATCTTCTTTTGTTCTTGATATCTTCCGTAGCTTGATTGATTAACTGCTCCAAAAGTGGATTATCTTCTTTTCGGTCAAACATCACAGTACTGGAAGTAAGATTGTCATTCTCAACCGTTTCCATATGAAATTGTTTTAATCGGATCTTTACCTGTTCCAATACTGTGTATGCTGACATGATCTACTCCATTAAGACTGCTTAGATGTTACTGTTGCGTGACCGGCTTTCACTGCCTTGTAAGCACTGTCGCACTCAACAACTGTGATTACCTTTCCGGATTCTGCGGTGATATCAGAAGTTCCATTCCAAGCACTCCATACCTGTACGCTCTTTCCATAAGTTACTTCCTGTTCTGTATCAGCAACCTTGTACTTGTAGGAATTTCCGCTTGTAAGAGCCGGACTTACAGTTACTTTTGTATCTCCTGTTGCTGTTCCTGCAACACTGTTCACGGTAAGTGTTCCAAGGGTATTGTCACCTGTAATTGTAGAAACAACGATACCATCAATTCTTTCTGCAAACAGAACAATACCGGAAATTACCGTATCTTTTGCGGTCATATTGTCGTAATCCGGGCTTTCATGCACTCCAATATATCCAGTCGGATCACTGGTGAAGGAGAACACTTCGTCAAGATCTGCTCCATTGGTAGGAATGTAGTAAAGGACAATATTATCCTTTGCCGTTGCGTAGATAGTTCCCTTAGGAACGGAAGCGTTAAAAATAACGGTTCCAAGGTTCAGGAAGTTTTCAACGTAAGTCATACCAAAAGCGGTCTGAATGGTGATCTGTGCTGTTGCAAGGTAATCAGCCACATCAAGCGGATTCATAAAATAAACCGCTCCGATTTCATCATCCTCAAACAGGACCTGTAACTGACCCCATGCCTGTGCTAATGCTGCCTGGAATGTTTTTCCGGAACAAGATCCGGTTCCTGTGGAAAGGAAATCGAAGAAGTTCTTTCTGATTCCCTTCTGTACATCTTGGAGCATTTTGTCCATAGTCATCTGAACTGCCTGATCGTAGCCTCTTTCAATGATTGCTTCTGCAGAAGTGGCTTTTCTCCACTTCTTTAATGTGATCTCGTCATAGTTTACAGGCTCTGTCTTATACTTTGAAAGCGGAATAATCTCTCCTTCTGCAACGTTTCCGTCCTGCAATGTTCCGGTAGCCTTATAAGACTTAAGTACGGTACCGGCTTCCTTCGGGATTTTTCTTGTAACACCTAATGCTTCCATTAACTTTTTAATGGAATATCCAAAAAGGTTTACAAATTCAATCTCTCTTGCTCTTGCAAGGTCTTCTTTCTTAATTAAATTTTCTTCTGCTGCCATTTCATAACCTCCTGTTTAGTTAAATAATTCCGGATTTAAAGCGATTGCTTTTCTTCTTTCGCTTCTATCCTCGATAGCCATAATCTGATCTGCGGTCATTCCGGAATAAGCAGTATTACCTGCATTTACTCTTGGCCTGCTCTTCATCCATTCCGCCTGTGCGTTTGTAATTCCGGCTTTCACTTCGTTTTCAATAATGGTTGCGATTGCTGCATGGTCATTTTCAGAAACCGCTTCAATCAGGGTTTCTATTGATTTTTCAGAAACATTCTTATAAGCCGCAACAGCCTTAATGTGATTAAGTTCCTTGCTCATGGCTTCAAGTTTTTCGTCCTTGATTCTCTCCGCTTCCGCTTTTGCAGCTGCTTCGATTTCCTCCGCCGTTTGTTTAGACCTTAACTGTTTCTTTGATTCTGCTGCTTCGGAACTGGCCTTGTTATACTGGTTTTTGTATTTTTCAGTTTCTGCTTTTTGTGCAGCAAGCTGTGCCATAAGTTCCTCCACGCTTGGTGCTTTAGGAGTTTCCTGATTCTTTTCCTTTGAAGAATCTTCCGTCACCTGTTTTGTCTCTGGATTTACCTGATGATCTGTTAACTGTGTTTTGGTTTCTGTTGTTTCCATGTTTTTACCTCGTTCTTTCAATAATTTTGCTCGTTATTCCGTCTTTCTCTGACGTTTGCGAAATTTAAAACCCCTTCTCTGGGGCATATAAAAAGCCGCTAGGAAAATTCCAAACGGCTTGATATCATAAATATTCAACTACGCATCTACATCCGGCTATTTCTTCAAGACTTGCACCGTAGTAAATGTCTTTTGGAAACCTCATAAGGCTGTCACCTACAAGAAAAGCATCTTCAATATCAATTTCCTGTCCATCAATTTGTTTATGGGTTTCCCTTACTTTTTTATCTCGTTGCGTTTTCCAACGTTTTTTTGTTTTTCCTTCTTCAACAGCCTGTTTCATATCAAAATAATTGATATTACTATTGGCTTCGTTCTCTGCTATAAGTGTCGCTCTATCTTCTGATGTATAATAATTATCAGACAGGTTTTCCAGTGTTACTCGAATGGTTAAAGAAGCAAATTCCTTTGCATAATCTTCTACATAATCATCAATTCCGGAATACTTTTCAGCTATTTTTAAATAGCGCTGTTTTAATTCATGTTCCAAGTATTCTTTATTGATGTACTGGTAATCGGACATAATGGAAACCAGTTCAAAGATGAAAAACATCATTTCTTCAAACTGGTCCGCTTCTTCAATCCTCATTTTCTTTTGGCTTTCGGATAGTTCCATTTCTCCAAAATACCGATCAAATGACAATACATTTAATTTGTCCATAATTCACCTACTTATCTGTTCGGCTCTTATCAATTACCGGACTATTAGATATCTGATCGGAAAGATCCTGCATTGTCCTGTCGGAGTTTGGCTTTTGTTCTCCTTCTCCTCCTTGTGCCTGATTCTGTGATGATTTATTGAATATGCTATCTTGATATTTCTTTATTCCTTCTCCGCTTCTTAAGCAAACCTCATTAGGATCATCAAAGAACGGAATTGAATTAACTGCATCTTCAAGACTAAATCCATGACTTAATAAAGTTGCCATGGAATTAACTTTAGTTGACATTTCGTAAGTTTTTTGCCGTTTAATGTTCGGCTCTATATCTTCCAAACTAAGTTCCCTAAGTGGATTATCCTGTTCCACTTCACGGGAAATATTAATAGCTGCAAGAACAACTTCAACCTCTTCCATTTTGCAAGAATCAATAATCATCTGCTGCTTTGAAGCTGCCATTTCTGCATGACTCCATCCGGTAGCATCACTCATGGCAACCCCTGTGCTTCCACCGGAATTATCGTTCCTCTGCGGAACGTTGCATTTTTCCAATATTGTTTGCCTTCTTACCTGTATGTTATTCAGCATTCCGGAATAATCATAATTTATTGAAATTGGTTCAATTATTGGAGTTTTTCCCTCTGCCGTAGTAAACGTTTGTAACCAGTCACCATTTTTTGGCTTTTTAACCTCTTCTGTAACACTTCCATCTTCATTTTCTACGGTAACTTTAGGAAACTCTATATCATTTGAATGGAAAATAGCCTGTGTATTTTGGTCTACGTCATTGGAAAAATCAGATATCATCAAATTCAGGTTATCCATTTCCGGAATCTGTCTTTCCCATACCCCCATTCGATCGTATGATCTGAAATACTCAATAATCGGAATGGTTTCTAAGAAATTTATTTCTCCACTTCTTTCCATATGCTCTACTTGATTCTTGATTTCATATCGTGCATCTTTGCTATAGCAAGTAAAGTATGTATTTCCAGACGAATCATCATGTCTATAAGTGACGCCAAGCATGACTCTGTGATCCGGGTAATAGCTTGACTTAACAACAAATGCCGTTCTTGGATCCAAAACATCGTAGGTAAAATGGCTTTTCCCTTTTTTCCATTCTGTATTTACGTCAATCAAGACATAGCCTATTCCGCAAACAAACATATACCGAAATATCTCTTGCGTTTTTGTCTTTATTTTTGCTAGGTCATATTCCTTGTTTAATGCCTTTATTCCTTCTGCAATTCCAGGATTGGTGCTATCTCCATTTTGGACTAAGGTAATCGGATTTCCTCCGCAAAATCCACACCAAAATTCTGTTATTTCATTTGCCACGTTATCCACGCATTGGCAGTCAATTTCCGGACGAACTATTTTCTTTCTTAAAATCGGCTGATATCCGGCATCGTATTCAAGTAAAAACTTTATCCTCGAAGAATTAACCGCATGACCCGACATTGCTTTTCTCAATACATCAATAACGTTATCGTATGTAATTTCTGTAACATCAGTATATAAAACGGTTCTTCCTGTCTGCATAATTACTCCTAGATAAATGTCATTCCGCTGCTTGTGGTTCTTTTCGGAAGTGGCTTTACTTCTGTTTCCATAGTTGCCGGATAATAAATAACTCTCTTTTTGCATTTCTTGCATCTGCAAATAAGATTGTTGGTTGATCTTCCATCGTGCGTTCCTACCTTGCGGTTACACTGTGGACAATAGATGGTTTTGGGTTTATATTTCATAAAAAATCTCTTTTCAACATGCAAAAAGCACCATCCATAAAGACAGTGCTTTCGCATTGGGGTGAATTTATTGAAGAAATACTTCTATCGGGACTATTTCGATTTTAATTATAAAATACGTTTTTTCGCATTTCAACTGACATTTAATGACAAATGCGGACATATGCGGACATTACATATATTCCGCTCCATACATTCGTTCAAATTCGGTTTCCGCAGCCCTTAAAATCCTGCGAATGTGTCTTTCTGAACCAATTTTTCCGATACAAATCGACTTTGGCTGAATGTTTTTTATGTATCTCTGTGCAAGAACCTCATACATATTCTGATCCGAAACGCTCTCAATCTGATTAATTATACGGCATCTTTTATCAATCAACACATCAACGTCTTTTTCCATGTCAATAATTTTTACAACAACGGATCCGATTTTATCCTTATCCGTTGTTTTCTGAACATCCACATCTTTTGGACTTAAAGTAATTGATGTAGCCATTGCCCGTAGCTTCCCAACATCTTCCATCTTGTTTTTAATCATGCGATTATATTTTTCTACCTGTCCTAAGTATTCCTGTGTTGTCATAACCTCTCCCCTTTTTTAAATTGGACTCTGTATTATTTTTGCCACTTTTACGGATGCCGGATTTTCGATAAACATTTCAAGCTGTGTAAGTCCGTCCGCTGCATCATCATGTTCATTTCCGCCAATACTTACAAACATTGTCAATTCATCCATTGCTTTTTGGTACTCATCTGTGCGCCTGTATCGTACAATTCCCATCTCTGCATCATGCGAAAGTTCTTCCTGTGTAGGCTTCTTGCTTTCAAGAAATATAAACTTTCGTTTTATATCACCGGAATATGCGATTATTTTTGATAATTTTTCAATTTTATTTGATGCTTTTTTACTTGTGCAAGAGCATTTGTAATTTTGTTCTTGCAGTTTTTCATCTACGTACTGGCAATAAAGATCACCACCAACATTTCCTTCAAATCTTGTTTGCCGTATTTCATTTCCCATGATTCTTCCGACAACAAGAGGAATTGTTACTTCTTTCGGTCCTGAATTAAATACCCAGTCATAAATATATACGTCCCCATTTTCATATTCCGCTCCAATAGGCATTGACAGACTGTCTCCGCCTCCCCACGCAATATCAGTAACTCCAATTCTTCTGAAATCCCCTTCCGGTAAAATTCCGTTAAAATATCTTAATTCATCAGTAGGAAACAGCAGCCCTTCTCTTACAAAAGGACGTTGCATAAACTTTGCTTCCCATTCCGCTTTATCAAGCTTTTCTCTCATTTCGCGGTAATATTCTGTTGAAAATCCATTTATTTCATAGTCAAAATTACTTTCATCATTATCATCAAGTGCCGGAATCTTTCTGAATCTGTATTTTGGATTTCCGTCATACTGTTTTCTTAATCTTTCAAGTGGATCAAGAACATTCCACAAAGTACCAACCATCAATTCACGTGAACCATCATTTTTTCGGTCAACCATTTTATTCAGGTACTCTTGATATGTATTTTCCATACGTGACGGACTTAATGAATGTTCTCTGTCTCTTACCAAATCGTCTACGTACAAATATCCATCACCTGATACATCAACAGCTCCCGTCCATGTTCCATCAATACCTCTGCATGTAATTGTCGCAAATCTATCTGGATCGCCCAAAGTAATTGTATATTCATCTGCACTTTTATCTGTTGGTATAATAGTGTTTTCGTATTCCGGATGCCAAAAGTAATATAATTCTGCAAAACAATATTCGTTTGTCGTAAAAAGATTCATTAATTCCTTGTAGAATCCTTTTGCAAGTATTCCAGAATGACCTCCCATAGCAGAGTGGCTGTTTGGTCTTTTTAATGCTATCCACGAAAGAAAAAAAATGCACAAAGTTGATTTTCCTGTTCTTGATGGCAATGATAAACCATAAAAAGATATGATCCTGTTTTCAAGATCTTCCAAATCGTCTAAAACTTTTTTCAAAGTTTTCTTTCTCGGATAATAAAACCTTTTTCCACAAGGTCTTTTGCGTTCCATAAAAAATATATAGCTTTCAAGTTTCCAAAAGCTTTCAAGTTTTAATATCTCATAATATTGATCTATCAATCCATATTCAGATTTATTTTCTTGTGCGTACTTTTCAAGTTCCCAAATTGAAACTCCTGTTTTTGAAACACAATAATTTTCTATTAACTTTTTAGCACGATTAGTCAATTTTAAACCGTAGGAAATATCTTTTTCTTTTTTTATGGCAAAATTGCATGCTTCAACATATGCATCTATTGCTTGTGCATCAATTCCGTTTTGGCTTATGTAATTTTCGTACCCTTGAACTGTTCTTTGGAGTTCAACAGACATAAAGAAAGAGACCTCCTTTGCAAAATAAAAGAAGTCTCCATTTTGACTTGTTACACAACAACCATATCTGTTGCGCCGTTAGATTTACTCTCTTAATTTTCCATGATGGCAATGCCACCACGCATATTTTATTCTGGCAAATTTCTCATCTTGCCACGGGTTATATCCAAACAACCCCTTATCAATAAAATATCTCTTCACCTTTGGATAATAGAAAAAAGAGTCCAAAAAGTCAATAATTCGTTTCATTTTCTTTTTCATCGTCTCACAACTTTCTTGCTTATTTCCGCAATGCTGATCCCGTTTGCGGACTTGCGAATCTCGATATCCTTGCCTTTGCACAAGGACTTAGCTATCTGTTCGGCGCATTCTTCGATTTTCAATTTAAGTTCTCTTTCTGACATCAGTTTCTCCAGTAAATCAACTTATGAAGTTTAGTCCCAGTAATCGCATATTCAAACCTTGTAGGAATGAAGTCTTTTGAAAATCCGGCTATCATGCAACGCCTTGTAAATTCTCCATGTTTCTTCCAACGGTCAATGATGCTTTTTTTCACTTTATTCTTCTCCCATTTATCAATCATCATTTTTAATATGTCTCCAACGTAAACGTTCTGTGAAGATACCTAGTTTCTCCTATCACTCTTCCTGTAATATCTCTATATGCCATGAAGCAATCATCATCTCTCGCTTCCACACTGGACAAATAAACATCGTAAGAATGACCGCCTATATTTAATATGCCACGGTTACTTTCTGATGAAATCTCACCAGTAAATCCATTTAATTTATACGGTGTGTCACAATACGGACATTTCGTTTTCGTATTATCAATCGGTGCACCGCAGTTTATGCAATTAAGAATCATACCGCAACCTCTTCCTTTTCATGGCATTCCATGTAAACCCATTCAAAACTTCAGAAATGATATTCTCTACCAAACGGCTATGTTGTCTCACGTTTTAGCTTTATCACCAAGAATATAAGTTTTTCACCGTCATTTCTGCTTGCAACATATCTATGACCGGCTTATAGGCTCCGTATGGCCTTACGGAGAGTGGATAGGCAAGGACTTGAACCTTGCAATGCTGATCCGGTCTTTTCAACCTCTTGCTTACCCGTTTGCATACTATCCATGCGCACCGGCTCTGTGCATCAGAACCGGCACTTGCTACTTTACATTTAGAAATGATTTCTTTGGTGTCCGTCTTTACGGTTATGGAATGCACTATCCATAGAATCCCACCGGATCTTGTGACGATCCTTAACAGCCTTCCGCTAGTGGGTTATGTATAAGGAGAAAAACGTCATGGGTTACGCAACAAATAACCCAAACGGGGATAGTGGGATTCGAACCCACGAATATGGGAATCAAAATCCCGTGCCTTTCACCTCTTGGATATATCCCTTTGGTAGTGGTCTAGCTGGCAGCGCACCATTTCTGATACATTGGTACGCTCAACGCCAATTCCGTGACCTTGACGGAATAGTTCGCATTCAAGAATCTTTCCGCAGTTTTTACATTCATCGTTTATTTCTTTTCCGAAAATTTTCATTTTGATCTCCTATCCGGAATGTGCAAAAGCAATCTGAATGTTTCCTTGCCTTTTACCGTGATGTATGTCTGTACACCAGAATATTTATATGTGGTATTGAAATCCTTCATTTTGAACAAACCGCCTTTTCTGTGAATTTTATACAACTTAATCATACCAGACTCATTTATAACATTCATTTGCTGAGTATGATGGTTTGCATCGGAGCCCCCCATTAGAGTGGTGTCCTCGTCAGAAATGTTTGTCTTAACAGCTTTAACTGATAAGGCTTTCAGCTTGTCAAGCGTACATCTCTATCTGCACCGGATTAACCATTTTTAAATCATAGAAATTAATGAATTTCCGCAAGTAATTCTATCTTCATCCTCTTCTTTTGACGGAACAAATACAATTACATCCCATCCGGCATCAACCAAGGGTTCTTCAAATCTTTCATATACATCAAAATCATGAACGATTTCATATCCTTCTTCTACCGCCTGAACAGTCTCATGGATTGGAGTAATTTTGATAATGCATTTCTCTTTATCAAAATATTTTTCCATAAGCTCAACATCAAGGTTACTTTTTGATGTTACCGCAAAATTCAAAGTATATTTTCTCCCTTGTGGCATTGGAAGATCTTTAATAATATCTCCTATTTCTTGAAGAGAAAGAGATTTATTTCTAAACATTTTATTTCTGTCTTTTTCGCAAAGAGTATTGATTGAAAATTGTAATCCAAATCCCTCTTCTCCTCCATAAACAAATCCAGTTTCAATCCATTCATGTAAAAAATTTTTCAAATTTCTATTATTTTTTGGCATCATGGTAGAAACCACCGGATGATAAGTTTCAAATGTAACATCGATTTCTTCAATAAGCATCTGTGCTATGAGTTTTGCTGATGTAATAACGTTTGGATTAAAAGTAGGCTCTCCCATTCTTGCATAATGCACATTCAGTCTCTGTCCATGCTTAATCCCAGATAAAGCAACACCTGACATAATTTCTGTAATCAACTCTGGTAAAGTTGCATTGCCTTTAAATCCAAGTTTAGGACAATCACAGAAATTGCAATTCATAGGGCAACCTTTCTGCGAAGATACAGTAACTACAAGTTTGTCAGTAATATCTACAGGCCTATGCTCTACCTTATCAATTCTTTTATCATATCCTAGAAATGATGCCTTAATATTGTTCTCTTTTCCATAATCCCCGACATATAAATATTCAAGCATCAAGTCTATATCCGCTATTATTTTTCCTGTATGTGTTTCTGTAATTTTTCTCATTTCATTTCCCCTTTTTTGTTTTTAAAAAATTTTTAAGAATCGGATTATCCTTGCTATGTTTATCTGTTTTGGATAAATGGCTTTTTGATTTTGCGGATGGTTGAGGGGCTAAGTGGGCGGCCGTGGCGGTTCCTGTGTGACCCCCTCCGGGGTGCTTCACCAATACCCTTTTGAGATTTTCAACTATTCGCAAAACGTTTGTTTGACGAATAGTTGCTTGTTAAGTTCTTAACTTTCCTTTATTTCCGCCGTTTCTAAGTATTTTCTAAGTCTTTCACAGGTTCAACTATACTATTTGGCATTGTGCAACTTGACGAAAGATTCCCCAGTTTTGGCAGATCATCCACCGTCAACGCCTGTCTAATACTCTCTTTTCTGAAATCTCGTTTAGTATCATACAAGAAACCGAGCTCTTCATCGTTGTTACTCATCTGGATATTGCCTACAGTATCAATTGACCTTGCGTTGCGGCTTTGCTCCCGTGCAGAAGTGACAATTTTTAATCGCACGTCCACGCGTTTAGTGCTTAACTTCATTTCGTTATACTCAGGTCTTCTTACAATATCCTCACCATTTATATTATTAAATATATATACTGTCTCTTTATATTCTTTCTCTATATCCTTTTCAGATAATTCAAATATAATGGTTTTATTTATATTCTTTTCATGCCACATATCTAAAGTATGTCTATGTATACCAGTTAATTCACAGAAGGAATTAATCTTTATCTTTCCACCATATACACGGCAAAGATTTATATAAGTATCACATACAGATTCAACGTCTAGATATCTCCAAGTCCTTAATCTGGTATGGCTGCAATTGATCCAGGATTCGGACTCGTCCAGTTCAAAGATCTTCTTGTAAATCTTCGGCCATATGGCATCAATCATATCCGGGACTCTTCTCTCCGGAGCATCTGCGATCCGGTACTGTTGATAAAGCCGGGTGAATTCAGCTTCTACCTGATCTGCAAAACTGACAACTTCGGCACTCTTTTCTTCGTTCATCTTTTCCGGCTCCTTTCTAGGTATTTTGGTAAACAAAAAAGGAAGCATCAAGAAATAAACGCAACTATAGCGTTAATCTCTAAACACTTCCTTGGTAATCAAATGTAATCAAATCGTAATTGGTGTAACTGTAAACTGTAAAACTCTTTTCTGTAAATCAAACAAAAATAAAACTTGTATAACTGGTAAAACTAATGTGTTTTGTCAATATTAAGTTTTCACTGTTCAGCTTATGATTTAACGATACACTAAATATCAAAACGATGCAACAACTATTTTTCGTCAATGTTTTATCAGTTTTCGGTGCTCTCCCCTTATATATAATATATATAATGTAAATAATGGTGTTATAAATATAAATTATTAACTACACGATAGTTTATTGGCTTAATTTACGTTGAGATTGTTTAAGACGATAAGTAGAGTACAGTTATTGAACTGAAAAGATGTTCAATAACTGAAGTCGTGTTAAATAAACTGAGAAGATGTTTATTTAACACTCCGTCGAATATAAATAAACTGAGAAGATGTTTATTTATATTCTCCTCAATATTGCGTGCCGTCGCTCCGCTCCTCGTCCGCACAGCGGACATCCTCTCCCCCTTAGTAATCTACATTTTTTCTAAACTGTAGTGAGTAGCCAAGAATTTACATACAGAGACAATTAATCTACACTACTGTTATAAATATAATAGGGGCAGAGATCCGGAAGAAAAGTGCCGGGTTTTGGAAAAAATTGTCCGGCTTTTTCTTTTGGTGGTATCGTCACACTAGAGACCGCTTTAAAGACCTCTAACGTCGTGTTTTAAGGTAGCATAATTTTTTCTTGATAATTTATCCGTCTAAGGGGTAAAAACCGAATTTCAATCGTTTAAGTAGGTATCAAGGTCAGGTTTCTTGTAATCTGCAAGACCTTCGTTGATATCAGAAGCTGCTGCTATGGTGTCTCTGCGCTTCTGCTCCCTGTCCTCATAGTTGTTTGTTGCATGTCTCGCCCTAGCAGCGTCCAACATGGCTTGTAGTTCCTGTTGTTGTCTTTTCTCGTCATATTCCGCAAAATCCGGATCCGATGCGCTTGGTACTGCTCCGGAATCCTTTGTGCTGCTTTCGTTGTTGATCGCATTCAGGACGGCTTTCAAACAGAATCCACTTATAGTATCATCTTCTTTTATTACATCCCTAATCTTTTCCTTTGTTCCTTTTGGTAGCTTAATCTGCACAAGATCAAACTTAGAATTATAGTTATTCTGCGCCTTTTTAACGTATTTCGGTAACGACATTGTAAAACCTCCTGTTATAATTATTATATACGAATTACTATATAGTAATTTTAACACAGAATTATTATATAGTAAATATCATACAGAATTATTATATAAGAATTACTATATACGAATTATCATATAACTTGTTATATATCACGTTATATAGAAATTCTATATCCTGGATCGCAAAGAAAAAGGACGGTTTCCCGTCCTAATTCATCCGCTCAAGCTTCTCTGTAATTGCCTGTTTTATAAAGCCATTAACCGATCCACCGGCTTTTTCTGCTGCTGCTTTCAGTGCTTCATAATCTGATAGTTGCATATCAAGCGGTACACGCTTTAAGTGCTTTTTTGCGTACCGCATAGATGCCATTTTCTGCGCTTCTGTCGTGGGCATTGCAAACCCTCCTTATGATTCCATTTCTTTTTTTTCTTTTGCTAAGTCGAAATCGCTACCTTGGACAAATTCGCCGTCTTCGTCACATTCGCAATATTCTAAAGCGTATTCCTCAACCCAATATAAGGCAGTGGCTCGAGTATATGAACAATTATATTTCGCAAGTTCTGCCTTTGCTTCTTCAATTTGGCTGATGTCCCATCTTCTTAATTCTTCGGGATTGCTGGTATCTCCCCAAATTGTATCACCTTTTGAAAACTCCTTGTATTCTGATACAGAATATGCCAATTCTCCTTTGAGTAAAATAATAGTGTTATTCATTTTTTAATCTCCTTTTCAATTGATGTTTTCTTTTAATTACATCCTACCGCAAATCAATCTATATGTACATATACAAAATTCACAAATATATACGTACATATTTGTTAAATATGCCAATAGATTAATGCACGTACGTATATTATAATAAGACCATAACAAAGAAAAAGCCAAACGAAAAGGAGATAAAAAACATGGCAAAAATTAAAATTGAAGGAAATAAAATCACAGTTAATAGCGAACTTTGCGAAGGCAAGATTGATGTATTTGAGATCGTTGAAAAGATACCGAGTAACTTCTTTATTTGGAACATCGGTGAAAACATGGGAACACATGAATATATTCCAATATGTGAAGACCTTCACCCGGAAGACAAGAACGATTTTAACATAAATACAACAACCTTAAAAGCCATAAAGGTAACACCGGAAGAATGGAAAAAATTAAATAAGGCTGCAAGTTTTGGAGTTAATAGCATTCAGACCGCAACAAAAGCACTAAAAAACAAACGGCGTGGATACTGGAGCGACAGAAAAAAAGCTGCTGCAGAATCTACCATAGACATATTTAAAAAAATATCATAGTCGAAACGGTGGAGTTTCCACCGTCTACAGGAACCGCCCCACCTGTACTGATGAGACAGGGCAAAAAGAAAGGAATGGTATATTATGACAAAATACGAAATGCTTAAGAAATTGGAGCAATTACAGGAAGAAAAGGAAGTAAAAATTGATGGGATTTATCAGAACAGCAACAAAAGCGAGATTCAAAGCGCTATAAACTGCCTAGAGTGTCCGGACGATCTGCTCGACAAGTATTTTACAGTTTTTTCTTTGAAATATCCAAACACGGCAGAGACAATCGCAAGCGTTGGAGACTTCAAGCATCACGGTTTTAATCGACAGTATGTATATAGTACTGCTAAAATGATCTTAGCCTAGCCAAGAATAGACGGTATTTCCTGGAGTTCGATTCCCCGGCTTTGCCATATCTAAAAATAAAAGAAAGGAGTATGCAACTATGGAAAGCAAAAAGATAGACACCTTATACGCCCTGTTGGAGAGAGCAGAAAAAGAAAAAGATGCCGAAGCGGTCGCAGCTTTGCGTTGGGCGATCTTTGAACTTGAACGCTAACCACTGCATTGGATGCTTGCCCGGTTCGATTCCGGGCGGTGGTTTTATTCAAAATACCACAACATCTTGCGATCCGGGATTGCTATATATTGCGGTTCTATGGAGACAATTTGTCACCATTGAAACGGTCAACTTTTCGCAACTTGGATCAGATACGCCTTGACAACGCCCAGAACAGGCTTTATTATGGCATTGTACCATACCATAATATAATTATGCTTGTATGGTCTGATTGTGCCCCTCTAACGCCGTGTGAGGATTTCTACGCGTTTAAAGACGCTTTATGTAGTATCGCACATAACAGCCGCCGTATTGCTGCCGGTATCATGCCTGAGGTGAGCCGGTGCGTAGTCGGTATGGGTACAATATAAATAATCGCATCCGTTGGAGTTGGCGAAGGACACCGGGAGGAAGAAAGAAATTTTTTCTCCCGGACTTTTTGGCGTTTTTCCCGGGATTTTTGAAAATTGTTTTCCATGGGAAATCTCAAAAATCATTAGTACGTGATTACTACAATTTTTGTTTATATTGCGATTCTCTTAATATTTCTCAACAAATCGTCCAACAAATAAATGATTTCTTTCCCGTAATCAGCCATGAAATTGCATAGCCGTTCTTCCAGTTCAAGCGGAATGGATATGTTATTTTCAAAACAGAAAACGTGCGTGATTTCGTGGCATAATACTCTTTCCGTCATTTCCGGCGACATTCCACGCATGATAAATACGGTTTTCACTGAGTTGTCCGTGACTCCGAACGTGTATGTTCCGTCACTTCTCTGTAAGTCTTTGCTCTGTGGGTTTACGAATTTTAGTAACCATGGATTATTGTTTACCGTAAAATACATTTTCTACCTCCTTTTGTCAAAAATAAAAACCACCAACCAATACTGGCTAGTGGTCTTTACTGTTATCTCCAGTTCTCTGCTTTTCTCTGATTGATGAAAGCCTTGTACCGGATCATTTCCTTTTCCGCTTCTTCACCGTACTTGTTGAACATTCCGGTGATTTCTTCAAGGTTATATTTCCCTGTACGGTGATTTCTTTCGTATAGAATGTTTGGTTCTATACGATTCATAGCGTCTACATACTGTCTCATTCTCTGCATCAGGAACACGGCGTTACTGTAGTCCCTTGCTACCATTTCCGGCGGTCTGTCTTCCGCTGCCGGAGGTATGCAGTCCAGTAAGTCCAGTGCTTCAAGCAGAAATTCTTGATATTTCTTTCTCATTCCTTACCTCCTTGCGCTCAATGCACGTTCTACACCGTCAAGATACCTGTCCGCAGCTTCCGCAAGTTCCGGAAAGTACTCTATAATGTCCATTGCGTATTCCGGTTCTTTTCCGGTGCATTTCTTGTACATATTGTTTGCTTCCTTAAGGTTGTATTTTTCGCCAACATTCTTAAGTATGCAATGGTAAATCTTTGTCAATGTGAATCCGGTTCTTCTCTGAATCCTTGCAAGTCTGCCCTTATTCCGGTTGTGCCACCCTTTGATAAGTGGCACTTGCGGTTTTTCTTCAATGAGGTCAATGTCTGCATCGGCTTCCTTTTCTACCTCTTCACAGGTTACCTGTTGTTCTCTAGCGTTAAAATATGCGTCTATAAGCCTATCTTGCACATTCCACGATAAATCATCGTTAAATGGTTTAACAATTTTTAAGTATCCTCTTTCAGTAATTAATACAAGCCCATTCGGTGCGGAACAATTAAAAGCTTTGTAGGCTTCGTCCCTTAAAAGGACGAAGTAATCACTGTCTAATTGGAACCTGTTTTTATTTCTATTAAATGCTTTTCTTGCCGTTCCGCCAAGTCTTTGATGAACCGTGTCAATGTCCTTAAACGTAACTACTCTTTGACCGTTCCACTCACGGATTCTCAAATCCGTTCCCTCAATGTTAACAAGTTCGTTCATCAGCAAGCACCGCCTTTCTTGAACTGTTCCAACTCCTTCCTAAGTTCTTCCAGTTCTTTCAGCACCTTGTCGTAGGATTCCACCATTCGGTCGTATCTTTCCTGTGGAATGGTAACCATTTTATATGTTTTCATGTTGATTTGTGTTGAGAGTAACTGCTACCCTAGACAAGTTCAGTTACTCTTATTTTTTACCACCTTTTCATGAAATTCACCCACGCTTTTTTCAATAACTTCTGTTCTTGATATTCCTAAAAAATCAGCACATTCTTTTAATTCATTCGCCGTTTTTTCAGTAATCCTTAATTGTAAGCTTACATTTTTGGATTTTTCATTTTTTGGTGGTCTTCCTGTTCTTGGCGACATATTCATCACCTCACTTATGCCATGGCATAAATATAATATATGCCACTGCAAAAGTCAAGCACAAATTTTAAAAAAGAAAAGGAGCGGATTAAACCGCCCCAATTTCCTTATTATCGCACTATTGTAATTGTATTGTCATTGTATCTACCGAACCACCATAAAGAACACCGCATTCAAGTTCAATATCGTCCAATCCGTCAATATAAAATGCAGATGCAACACTAATTGTTACTCCGGTCTTGACTTCCGTCATATCATTGTTCAATGCTTTGTTATTATCGTCAAGTATAAACGCATCTCCACATTCTACGCCATTTTGGAAGACTTGCACGTTTGCATTCCACGAATAACAAGAATTTTCTTCGGAATTATTCGTGTAGTCAAAATAGATTATGACACATTGCTTACCTTCATAATCCTTTGACAGTTCATATCCAGTATATTTTAAAGTAAAATTTCCAAAATCTGTATCAATTGTTCCGTCATTCAAAATTTCTTCACTTAAGGTATTCGACGTTGAACCGCCAGTAAAATCATAGGTATAATCATCTTCGTCTAAAAGTTCCACGTAATATGCTCTTATGGACGGAACGTCTTCTTCGGTGTCCGTGAATGCTCTTAACATTCTTTCTGTACCGTCAAATTCTGCATAAACCATAAGAATGTCATCGACAAGGATTTTCATATCATCGTCTTTGCGTTTATCACGCATGATAAATTCTCCACCGCTCCAAAATCCATATTCATCATTCATATTGACTCTGTAGTATGTTTCCTTACCCTGTGTTAAAACCTGTTGAACTTTTACTTCCAGTTTAATTTTCTTTCCCATATTTCCATTTGGATCACGGGCAAGGTCTTTGTAATTAAAATCCTCGCATTCACTAATAAATTTTTCTTTGGAATCTCCTTGAATCATGTCAATTATGGTTTCTTCTTTGGTGTCACTGTCTGTCTTGCCACTTGAATCTCCGTTACTTGAAGTACTTCCCGAAGACGTAAACAACACAGATGCTAAAATGGCAATCAAAATAGCAAGAGCAGAACAGGAAATACCTACAATAGACATTACTTTTTCCTTTTTCACTTCACTTTGAGCAAGCGCAATAATTCCAAGAATCAATGCAATTATTGAAGGAATTATGCCGATAACAACGCAAGAAAGAACTAAGCCGATAATTCCACAAATAAGCGAAGCAAGAGCAAGGCCTTGTTTGCTTTTTGGCTTATAATACGAAACTTTTTGTTGTTGTACTACTGGTTGCGTATCTTCCTCCAATTCCATTCCAAAACCGCATTCTTTACAGATGATGCGGTTATCTTCATTTTCCGCACCACAAATAGGACAAATCTTCATATATACATCCCCTCTCTTTTATGATGGGAAAATTCTACCATATTCGATGAAATTAATCAACTTTTGACGCTTTATCCACTAGCCAATATTTAGTTGTCAATGTACAAGAATAGGGGCATCTCTGCCCCTATCGTCTTAAATTCTTCCGGCAAGTCCGGTTAATTTTGTCCGTACCATAGCTTTTTCTTCTGCCGTTGCATCAGAAATTGCTTCTGTTAAGTCCTCGGAAATCTCCTTGAAGTAGTTTTCAAGGTCTTTCATCTTCTGCTCCTTGTCGGTCTGTGTATTCGCTTTGTGCACTTCCTTACTTTCCGTGTACATACGTCTCGCCTTGTCATATCGGCTTTCACTCCGGTCATGGATCGGGTATGACGAATCCGTGTAGTACATTCTTCCGCCGGATCTGTCCATGTCTCTCATGCGTTCTCTTTCCATTGGTTCATAACCGTCCCACTCCGGCATAAAAGAATCACTGGTTTTCAGGTACGGAGAATAATTCCGTCTGTAGGTTCCTGATCCTTTCGGAGCAAATCTTCCATTCGCATATCTGTAGTGGTCGTAAAATCTTCTTCCGTCACTTTCTCCATACTTTTCTTCAAAAAGATGTAAGCGGAATTTCTCTGCTTCTTTTTCATCTTCTTCGTATTCTTCCATGGATTTTGCAATACGGGAATAATACTCCGCTTCGGAAAGGTCTTTAATCATATCTACAACCTTACCCATTTCATCCGTGTTTACAGAACTGGCACCTTTATCAAGCTGATTCTTTGACACTTCGGTAAGGCATTCAAGCATTTCGTGTATTCTCTTAATATGCATAGTTATTTCACTCCTTTCGCATTCTGAACCTGTACATCTCCGGACTGCGTGGCTTCTGCTGCCGGTGCAGTTCCGTTGATAGATGTAAGATTATTACTCGGTGAGCAGCAAGGTTCTCCAAGCATACGGAATAATCCGCCTGTAGGTGTCGTTTCTACGCAAGTACTGTATCTTGTCCGTGTTCTTAATCCGCAAGCTGTTACCTGTCTGCAATTACGCTTTGTAAGCGGATAAAGCACCGTTCCTGTTCCGATGGTAATGTATACCGGAGCATTAATTGTTGTTGCATCCGGAATTGCCTGTGCTACAACGATGCAGACTTTCTTTCCGTTTGCATAACTTCCGGACGGAAGATTTATGATAAGGTTTCCACCAGTAAATGTGACCGCCTGTGAAATCACAAGGTTATCGCACAATTTACATACATTTCTGCAAGCCATAAATTTTTTACCTCCTGTTATTAAAATAAGGGTAGACTTTCGCCTACCCTTTGTTATCAGCCATTATCGGCGAAATCTGACTTCATTTCAGATAAAATTTCCATGATCTTCTTTTGTTGAGCAGTGATCTTTTCCAGGTAATCCATGTTCTGCCTTTGCAACTCTCTTAAAATATCGTCATTAGACGCTTGCTTCTGGTCGCTTTGGTAACCCATCATTTGCAGTAAGACGGAGAACACGGTAAGTGTATCAAGAAAAGACCAACCGTTGTTGTTATCGCCCATTATGCGCAACCGCAACCGCTATTGCATCCGTTGTATGCATATCCATACAGGTTAGCTGCCGGAAATGCCGGAACAGGTGTCGGACGGATTGCATCAATAATCTGGTTTGTCTGTGCAGACATTGCAGTAGTGAGTAATGCACTCTGACGCTCCTGTGAAGCTGCTCTGCGAAGGTCGTTGTTCTCTGCCTGTAAGGAAGAGATCTTTTCCTGACACAAATAGTCTAAGATAGCACGGGTTCCCGCATTCTGACTATCAATAATGTCTCTTGTGTTACTGTTCATGGTGTTCTGCAATGCACAGGTATTCTGTGCCATATTGTAGTTTATTCCCTGAATAGCTTCACGGGTTTCACAGCAGCAACTTGCAAGTTGACTCTGTAAAGCATTGGTGTTCTGCATATTGGCTATTGTGTCTGCATTGATTGCCTGTTGGATTCCGTAGCCGGTCTGCAAGATGTTTGTGTTGATTCCATTAAACCCGGTAAGCATACCGTTATTTACTGCATAGAAACCATCACATAATCCGTTTGTGATACCGTCAAGCTTTGAGATTACTGCCTGATTGTCAAATCCACGCTGGATGTCTGCCTGTGTAGCTGCTGATGCGACATAACCGCCGCCGTTTCCACCGCCAAAACCTCCCCAGCCATTATTTCCCCAGCCGAAAAGTAAGGCAAACACAACGATGATCCATAACCATCCTCCATCTCCCCATGCACCGCCGTTGTCATAACCGCCAGTAGCCGGCATTACAGGCATTGTAAAGGGTGTGTTTGATTCGAACATATTATTGTCCTCCTTTATAAAATTATTTCATAAAGAGGTCTTAAGATTTGCGCGCACCTCTAATATGCTACATACCAAAACGATTTTTAATATTTTTGTATATTTCTTCCGGATTCACGCCGTTTTCTTTGCATATATTCCTTGCAATTTGTTCTATTCCTTTAAAATCTCCTTTTTGAGCCATGTTCAGAGCATTTTTAGCCGTTGGGTTTGACATAATCTGATTATTTCCCATAAGCTGCTGCATAGCCTGTTGTGGATTTCCTTTAAACATCTGCATAAGCTGCATTGGATTCATACCCATCATTCTGCATCGTCCTTTCTCTGCGAAGTTGAAGTTTTTCTTTGCGTCTGTGAGGTTTTTAATTGCTCGATCTTCTGTTCTAGTTCATCAAAGCGTTTCATAAATACCTCTGTGGCTTCGTCTGATAGGTCAAATTTCTTTTTTTCTGTATCGGACGGTAAATTGTTAGTATTATCGTTCAAAACAGGCTTAAAAACGATTGTAGCGATTTTTCCGTCTGCTCCCCAACTTTTAACAAATATGCTGCTCATGTCTTGCATTGGGAAAATGGCAACCGATCCGTCCATAGGTACATCATTAGCAACGATGTTTTCCGGCATCTGAATGAATTTTCCGTGAATGCCTTGATTTTGCTGGATGGGACCGGTCTGCATCTGCGGAACATAAGAATTGTAATTTTGTTCTGCCGGATTCATCCTCTGCGGCTGATACGAATAATAATTTCCGACTCCATATTGTGGTTGAGCATTAAAGTAGTTCGGGTTCACATACGGTTGCATGGTCTGACCTCCTATCAAGTTTTTCTGATTCAACAAGAATATCTGTTTCATCTTGCGTGAGAAAAAGTGGTTGTTCCGGAGAAGCTTCTGAACTGAAATTAAATAACATTATTCCGTCTCCTTATGTATAAATTTTTGCATAAAAAAAGACGCTAATAGTGACATAAAAGCGACACTTTAGCGACATTCATTTTTCAAAAATGGCTTAAAACCGTGATATATGCGGCATCAAATTAGCAGAGACTATTCGCCATAGGCACTGCATACGTACTGAACTTCACATTCAACGTCGTATCAAAGTTATCG